CATATTTGCTCCGGTCATTTAATCACCATGCTGTTGGTGGATATTCACGAACTCTCACATATGCATGTGTTGCGCCCGTTGCTCCCGCAGTAAGAGAAGGTGCATAACCCCCGGCTGTCATGCCAGGACCGGAGGTAACTCCAATGTCTGCATATTTCTTGATTGCGTTGGTCTGCTTGCCATAATCATCCGTGTCAAATATGTTGACATCCGTCCGTGTAACAACAGGAACAGATTTGACAGGACCGTAAAGATAAAGTTTGGCAACGAATTGAATCGATGCCGTGTTGATTTTTCGTGTTGAGTAATCCCCATAGGAGCCATCATCCCCTTCAGTCATGGTCAACGAGGAGACAACAATTGGGATGTCTACATCCGTGTCCATTCCATCAATTGCCTTGATCGTGAAGACATATTCGGGTGTGAAATAAGGCAGGATTTGCTCAATGATCTGAAGACAATCCTCGGTTCCCTTGGTCATGATTCCAAGGTTCATGGTCATGTTGTAAGGGACTCTTTCGAATCTACGCTTTAGTTTTGCGGGATCGGATGGGTCATAGGCAACAGTCTGCTGAATGCTGTTCAACTTTCTGGCAGAGTCATATTGCAAAGAGTTGATCTCAAAAGACATTCTTGGAAGATATGTCTCAAGACGAACTTTCTGCTGATCGAAATCGCTTCCCATTCTTTCCAAGCGGCGAATGAACTTCTGCTGCGGTCCATATGCGATAGGCACACGGATTCTTTCAATTTCCGTGCCGCTCTCATCGTTTCGGTGGAGATGTATGTTGTTGAAGAGTGAGGCAAACCCAACAACTACTTTCCTTATCGTGCCATGGTAGAAGTGTTCAAGCATTTATCATGGGTCTCCGAAAGGATTGCTTTCATCAAAGTTGAAAATGTCATCTGCCTCTGTTTCGATTTCCTCGTTCTTCGCTTCATCAAGAATGCCCATCTGATCATCCTTGTTCACAATCGGGGCATAAAGGTTCACTCCTGCCTTGGAGATGTAGGCGGTTCCTCCCGCTGCCGTTTCTTCGATCCAAGTACCAACAACATTGGATAGAGATATTGAGTTCGGAGTGCTGTAAGCGTCATATGCGTGGACCACCGCCCTTGCAGATGCCCCCGCAGTTGACCCTGTAACCGCTCCATTCGAGTATTGATAAACGCTGTCGCCTTTTGCAAAAGATCCTGTTCCATAGGTGGCTCCTATAGTGAGATTGACTTTGAAACCAGTTTCATCGTTAACTGCATCAAGTTCCTCCACACCCGTATTGAACTCCTCTTCGGAGTACTGGAACAATTCGCATGTCAATTGATACGAGTAAAGTTTGCCCAACGCATAGAATGGATTCTCATGCTCAACGAACTTCACTTCAAACAGACCTTTGCTCAACGGCAGATACAGCAAGTCTCCCTCCAAGGGTCTTGCCATCCCCGTTTCTCTCTTGAAACGCTTCTTGGATACTGTGAATTTAACGCTGTCCCGTATCTCAAACCCAAACTTCGTGAAAGTGTCACCGCCCTCAAAAGCGGTGGTGGTGTCCATGTACATTTCGATCATCTTAAAAGTATCGAATCTTGAATACTTTGATTCACCGAACAAGTCGTCTTTCTGAACAAGATTGCGAGGAATGTAGTAAATCTCGTGCCCATACATCTTGATCGCTTCAACGGTCAAATCCTCCATGAGATTTTGCTCAGGGAGGTATGTCTTGTTGTTGATGCGGATGTACGGGTTTAGTGCCATTTTGTTCAATTAGCCCATGATGAAGTCCACGGGCAACTCGCCTTTAAGAATGATTTCCTTCTCAATGTCTTCTTTCTGCTGCCAAGAGTCCTTCATCATCGACTGCCCGTCAAGCGTGATGTCTCCGGGCAACTTGATTCCGTTGTACTTGGACAAGTTGACTCCCCATTGCCATCGAATCAATGCGATGAGATACTTCTTGAGAAGTCGATCATTGTATACTTCGGGATAGACTCTCGGATCAAGGATGCGGTATGCTTCGATGATCAGGTACTGCCCCGCAGACAATTGACGCTTGTCCGAATCCAAGTACAATTTGTTTGCCACTCGGTTGAATCTGATGCTCTTGTCGGGAGACAGGAATTGACGAAGCAATTGCAAATATTGCTGCGTCATGTCATACTGCACCAAGTCAATCGTTCCGAATGTGTACAGGTCATTCAATGCATACTGGTAGCGTACATCGAACATTCCCACCGTTTGCTGCGTGAATGGGAAGATGCGTGTTACGCTGACAATCAGGTTCTGAAGAAGAACATTCTCGGGGCATTCGGGGTCTTGGCTTGTCTGAATCGCCTCCGAATCCTCAAACCCCGAACCATCCGCAGTTTCTGACTGCACATTGTCTGCCGTAAAAGAAATGTATCCGTTGTCGATGTCGGTTTGCGACATCTTGTACTTCAGATAGACCTTTTCTACTCCGTCAAAGTGGTACTCGGAGAAAAACTGGAGAGCGTCATTCAAACGGTCTTCGATCTGCTCCTCGGAAATGTTGATTTCAAGTACGGGGTGACCGTTTGCCCGTAGAGCGTACTCTTTTAATTCGCTTCGGCTTGATATCATCCCGCTGCTGCAACTCGACATTTGTTGGTTCCTCCACGGGATATTTAGCCTTTACATCGGGTTCAGAATCGTTATTTGCATTTTGGACAGCATTCTTTACGGCTTGTTCTACCTCTTTGTTCACAGCAGCCTCTTCATCGGCTGCTGCTTTGAGAAGAGATGCAAATTCATCGACTCGTTCCATGTATCGATCACCATCCGCCCAAGAACCAGGAATAGTCCAAGAATTGTCCTTGGTTCTGTAATTCCTCTTCACTCCATCGTAAAACATGACTATCAGCCCATTTGGAGACTTGTACCCCGGTTCAAGTCTCTTGAACTGCGCCAAGGGAATCTTGAAACCATTCAGAAAGATGCTGTCGCCTTCGTGCTTGAACATGAATTACCTATTATGCTTCATATGGAATATCGATAATGTTCTTCGGTTCGGAACTTTCATCTCTGTCTGATATCAACTTAAATCCCGCTTCCGCAATATTTGGATCTGCATTGGTCTTGGTGATAAATGCCTTGCTGTTAATTACACCAAGGTCTCCTTGACCACTAAACTTGGTGATTGTTCGCTTAGTCACCGGATCAACTGCGGTTACTGTGCGACCCGGATCCATGTCGGGTGTCATGATAGTGGCATTCACTCCCTGAATAGCAAAATTGTTGTTTGCGTTCACAAGATCAGAAATTGCACTTGGCTTAAATCCGGCACCGGCATCAATTCGTGTGAAGTTTTTGACCCGCAATGCTGCATTTTCTGCATAGATTCCGCCAATACCAAGGATGCGTGTGCTTCCCACATCTGCCTTGCTATTGACAACGCAGACCGTACCACGGTTTCCCTTGATGTGTGTTTGCCCGATTTCGTTCAAATCGTGGGTGATCTTCAAAGAACCCGCACCATCGGCAATCACGGGAATGGAGCATCTTGAAATGATGTTTCCTTCGATTGTCGCATTTGCGTTCGTATCTGCTGCCACTCCGTAGAAGGACTGACTGATCGTGCAATGTCCTAGGGTGATCGTCCCACCGTTGTATGCGTGGGCTGCAACCGGATAGTTCAAGAACATGCATCCTCTTGCACGAATCGTTCCACCATCGGTTTGCAATGCGGTTGCGTTGCTGTACTTGCCGCCCGGAATGTAGAAATTCATGCTTGGATCGTTCAATGTCAGAGTTGGAGCATCATTGATGAACGCAATTCCGTCACCGATCAGTCCTCTTGGTTCCCAATCACCAACATATGTCTTGGTGTTCTGCGTGGTGAACAACGCACCGCCCTGTCCTGTTGTGTGAACAGTTACACGATAGATGTCAAGAGTGGAAAGGTATCCGGTGAATGTTTTGTTCAGATACGGAGTTAGACTGATTCCTGCTTCATTCAAGAAATCGACCGTGATGTATCTTCCATCACCGGTTGTCGAAGTAACCTCATAAGCCCCGACAAGTTGATTGAAGAATCCGGGAGTTCCACCCGTTGCAGCCTCTTGCTGCGTTCCGCCGGACAATCCATAGGTTCCTGTGCTTCCACCAACAATCGTGAAGGCAGGAAGTACATTTACAGCACATCCCTGAACCACTATGTTTGCCTGACCTGTACCCATGTCAAACCGAATTGAACCGCCCGTAGTACTGGTTGCTCCTGTAAGCGTGAATTTCGGAAGAATGTCAATTGACTGTACTGTTTGAGTTACTACGCTGTTTTCCTGTGCGACAATGAACAACTCACGATTTGAGTAGTTAAACCACGGTCTATCAATTGTATACACACCATGCTGCAAGACATATGTCACAGGGGTGAATTGTCCTGCCACAGCATTTTCCAACACGGACAGGCTGGTGACGGAACTGCGATCAATGTCTACATTTGGAT